ATCTACTACAGCAACCGCAAGTTCTTGGTGGACTCGGAGAGCAACATCGTGGCCGCGATAGGCTACGAGACGGGGGCTGGGGCTAACCAATACGGTGCCGCCCTCCAGCTGAGCGCCAAGGGCGGAGCGGGCGTGGCCCTGGACATCCTGGGCGGCATCACGCGAGGACTGAGTCTGGAGACGGCGACAGTGACGGGCCACTGCACGATGATGGACAGCAACGAGGCGACGGGAAGCGTTGGGACGGTGACGGGCGGAATTCTGCGCGTCCGCTCCGGCGCCGTCGTGATGGTGGGACACAGCAACAACACGGACACGAACATCACCCTGCCGAAGAACATCAAGAACGGCAACTGTTACCTCTTCGTTGGCCTGGACGGCAGTGCTTACCACCTCCTGCCGGCTGTGAGCGGGCAGACGATCCGCTCGATCAACGACGGCAAGGGCTGGGCCGACGTGAAGGTGGCTGCAAGGAGCGTGGCCTTTGTGGTGGGCTTGGGCGGTGTTTGGTATTGTAGAATCTTCTATTAGGAGGCGGCGGAGATGGACGTAACAACAAGTTTCAAGATAGGAGCGGCCGTTTGGGATGGTGACAAATTCCTGATAGAGACGGCGACGGAGGGCGGCAACAAGCAGATTAAGGTGACGGCCGAGGTGGTGAAGGCCTACCTTGGCGGAAGCGGTGGAAGCGGAGGCGGCCTGGATATGAGGGTGCTCCCCTTCACGGGTATCGTGGAGGATATGGAGGTGAAACAGGAAAGCGTCGCCGGTGGTGCCTACGGGCTCGGCATCTACTACGTGAGGAGCCGGGGCTGCTTTGCGGCGGCCCCCCTGGGGATGCTGAGCGGCCGCCCGACATCGGGGGCGCTGAACTGGGAGGGACGGGAGCTGTATGAGAATGAGGACTTCATCCCGAGACAGGGCAACCTCTACGTGTGCAGCAGCGACGACAAGGGCTACTGGTACAACGGGGTGAGCCTGCGGCAACTGGCCAGCGTGGAAACGGGCGAGGTGCAGGGAGAGAGCCTCTCGGGGGCGGAGATCGACGCAGCCGTGAGCGGGGCAAACGATGGGGCGCTGTTATACAGCGCCGTACAGAACGAGACCGGGAAAGAAAACGGGACGACGGACGGGACGACAAACGACGGGGCGACGGCAAACGACGGAGCAAAGGTAAACGACGAAGCGAGGGCAGGAAGGGCGACGGTGACGACGGTGACACGGGCGGCCGTGGTGACAACGGAGGCACCTAAGGCTACTCTGACCGAGATAACAAGAAAGGCTGATATAGAAACGATAACAAACTAAAACAACATGGCGAAATATCTGGATTTGAACGGGGTGAAGCGGCTGGTCGGACAGCTGTGGGCCAAGGTGAAGACGTTGGCGGCAGGGAAAGAGGACATCCGACCGCTCTCATACGTGACGATAACGATGAATAACAGCACGTCGACGCTGAATTTCGGCAGAAACTACTTCGTGGCCACGGCCTCGACGGCTGTGACTTCGGCAAGACTGAGCCTGAAGCTTCCGACCAATTGGAAAACGATACCGAACATGCCTGCGATGGACATCTTCCTGAAATCGACATCGGGGGCAAAGTTCACTGTGGTGAGCGCAGAGGGGTTCGGGATCTACAAGACGAAGGACTTCAGCCTGCTGAACACGAAAACGGGGGCACATCTGCGGGTGACGTTTTTCCACGAGATGGGAAGCAGCACTGGGACGATGGTGTGCGAGGTGAATCAGATGGTATAAAATGACAAAACAACAACATAACAATAATAGTTAATAACGAATAATTATGGCTAAGTATTTGGATCAAGACGGTTTGAAGTATTACACAAAGAAAATCAAGGACGGCACGATCGTGGCGGGCAAGTGTCAGGCGAGCGGCATCCAGGGAGTGATCGACATCTCGCACATCCCGCAGGGCGCGCTTGAGCGCGTGGTGCAGGTGGCTGACGACACGGCACGATACAAGCTCACGACCTCACAGGCGCAGCTCGGCGACACGGTGAAGGTGCTGTCGACGGGACGGATGTATGTCGTGGTGGACGAGAGCAAGCTGTCGAGTGCGGCGGGATATATGGAATACACGGCAGGACAGGCCGCACAGGTGCCATGGAGTGGTGTGACGGGGAAACCGACAACGCTTGGAGGGTACGGCATCACGGACGCTGCCCCCAAGATCCACACGCATCCGATCAGCAACGTGACGGGGCTACAGAACAGCCTCGACGGACTTGATGGCCGGATCTCGGCGTTGGAGACGTTTACGGGGGCGGATGCCGGCGCGGGACTGGCAACAGTGATGGACAAGGGGGGCCACTCGGTGCTGACGTTTGGCGGAACCATTGACTCAGCGACAATCACGCAGTCGAGCGGCAGCGGGAGCGGCTCGGTGGTGTTTGTGAAGAGCTCAAAGACTTTTGCCTATTGCGTCGTGAGCGGATTGAACCGGACGTATTACAGCAACTGGGAAAACAGGGACAAATACGACGACACAAGCAACAGCAATGCACCATATACGGACAAGCTCTACTTGAACACTGTGGACGGCCGCGCCTATCACTGGGACGGCACAAATCTGGTCGTGGTGTATCAGGCGGACTTGAACAAACTGGCCACGGCCTACACGTTCGCCACGACGAACCACCACCAGACGAGCGGATTCCGCAAGCTGACCACGGACGCGCACGGAATGGTGACAGGCTCGGAGGCCGTGACCAAGAACGACATTACGGCCCTGGGCATCCCCGGGGCGGCGACGAACGACAGCGCACTGTCGACGGCTGAGATCGACACCGCGGTGAGCCAGGCCACCGCATAACCACAAGGAGCGGGGCTTGGAATAGTACCGAGTTCCGCCCACCTTGCAAATCCATCAATATGTACGTACAGCATCACGGTCCATGGTGGCTGTGGTGCCGTATTTTTGTGGCAGCTTCTTATTGTCTATCTTTGCCATGTACACAAATAACATTATTATGACACCGGACACGAAAGAAAAGATACAGTACTCCACGGCCGTGACGATGATTGTCTCTGCCGTGGTCCTCGCCTTTATATGTTTCTTCCTGAACCATTATAAGATTGAGGACTCAGTGCTATGGTATATTGCCCAGGCACTTGTTTATGCCGCCAGCATCTTCGGCATCTCGCTCGCCATCAAGACCAAGATAGGAGAGGTGAAGAACGACGTGAAGCAGTATGTGGATGACGAACTAAACAAACATAAGAATGAGAAAGGTTAATCTGATTGTAGTCCATTGCACCGCCACTCCTGAAGGACGCGACGTTACCGTGGCAGACATTGACAGGATGCACCGCGCCAAGGGCTGGAAGTGTATTGGTTATCACTATGTTAGGGTGTCAAAAATTTAATCATCTTTAGTCATCATAAGGCCTCTATTTTAGTCTGTTTTGCTTTAATGTTTGTAAACATATATCGCACATATATTTAACTCTAAAAATTTGCATAAATCATTTATTATTAGTAACTTTACATAGATTATACAATCAATGCAAAGTAAATATATATGACAAATAAAGGGAATAAGCCAGAGGAGTTAGAGAGCAGATTGGTAGAACTGGAGCAGAAGTATGCCGAACAGGAAGCGGAGCTACAATCCGTAAGAAAAGAGAACCGCAGCCTGAAGGCCGATGCACGGAGGCACAAACAAAGCGCAGACGACTGGAAGAAAAAGTATCAAGAGAAGAGCAAAGAATGCAAGGACAAGGACCAAGAACTCAAAAAAAAACTTCGTTCGAGGAAAAAGGCAACGGGGGAGTTGTTCGACTCTCTTATACGCCTGTCAAAGGACATTCGTTCTACGAAGAAATAGTGGCTCTCGCCATAGCCATGTACCTTACCATGGGCTGTGGTCTCCGCTCTGTCATCAAGGGATTGCAGCTGTTCAACCAGTTTCTCGGCGGAGCCTTGGGAGACATCCCGAGCCATCAGTCCATAGAAAACTGGCTGATCAAGGTGGGAATCGTAGAATATTATGACTCTTGCAAGAAGTTCTGCGACAAGGACTATGCCATCATTGTGGATGAGAGTGTCACTGTCGGAAGCCAGAAGGCGCTTGTCATACTTGCCGTACCAGCCCAGCACGAGGGACATGCGCTTAAGCACAAGGACTGTGAGGTGTTGGCTGCCCTGGTGGGCACATCGTGGAAGGCTGAGGACATAGAAGAAGAGATCCTGAAACTGATAGATAAGATAGGTCATGCGCCCGTCTATTGGGTGAGCGACAACGGCCGTAACATCAGAAAGGGTGCCGAATTGGTTGGCATTCCCCGCCACAGGGACATCAGCCATACCATCGGTATCTTCATGGAGAGGGAGTACAAGAACCGAGAGGACTTCAAGGCGTTCACCAAGAAATTGGCCAAGATACGGCTTACCTACCACCTCACGTACAACGCCTATCTTCTTCCCCCGAAAGGAAGGACAATGGCTAGGTTCATGAACCTTACACACCAAGTCGACTGGGGATGGCAGATGCTCAAGATCTATAAAGGATTGGACGAAAGACTCCAAGAGGCATACAAGTTCATTCATGACTATAAAGACCTGATAACAGAGCTACATTATCTGACAGACGCCATAGACTTCATCAGTGCACGATTCAAGCAAGAGGGTCTGTCCCACTTCACGGCAGACTTCTGCTCTGACTATATACGGAAAAGTCTGATTTGCAGTGAGCATTGCACAGATGGAATAAAGAGAGTCGGCCAAGAGATATTGAAGTATATCAAAGAGGAAGAGAACCTGCTGGAGCCGAGGGTTGAAAGGGTGCAGATGCAGCCCATTGACGAGGCACATCATATCTCCTCTGATATCATAGAATCCTCGTTCGGAAAGTACAAAGACATGCAGCCAATGAACAAAAACATTGGTATCACGCCGATAATACTCGCCTTGCCTCTGCTGGGTAAACTCGACACAAAAGAGGATCGTGAGGCGTTCGACTTCAAGGGCAAGCTGGAATCGGTCAGGATGGAAGACTTGAAAGACTGGAAAAACATGAAGCTGCTGGACAACTGGCAGGTTCGGAGAATGCTCACCTTCAAAAAAGCTATTTGAAAAGTGAATCAAATTTTTGACACCCTATCACTATGTAGTATACAGGGACGGCAGTGTGCATGAGGGCCGACCCGTAGCCGAGGTGGGCGCTCATGTGTATGGCCACAACGCCAACTCGATCGGTGTGGCGTATGTAGGCGGACTGTCTAAGGACGGCAAGACACCGAGGGACACCCGCACACCGGCCCAGCGCAGGGCACTGGCCGACCTGCTGCGGAAGCTGAAGAAGCAGTTTCCCGGCTCCCGTATCTGCGGCCACCGCGACCTGTCGCCGGATCTGAACCATGACGGGAAGATTGAACCCTCGGAGTGGGTGAAGGCCTGCCCGTGCTTTAATGCGGAGGAGGAGTATGAAAAACTATAAGAACACGCTCTTGTCGCTCCTTGCCGTCATCCTGGCCGCCGTCGGCGTTATCCTTGCATGGAATGACTTGCACAGAAACAAGCAGAAGGTGGAAGCGCTGAGGACGCAGCTCGCCCATGCCCAGATAGCACCGCTTATCCAACGCGATACCATCCGCGACACAGTACCTGTGGCCACCTCTGCGGCCATCCCCATGGAGCGCAGCACATATAAGAACGAGCTGGCGGACAAGCAGCTCATCAAAGAACTCCGGCTGAAGCTCGGACAGATAGAGGCGCAGCAGCTAAGCGGCACCGCCATCCATGACACCGTAAGACTGGAGGCGAAGACCTGCAGCCGCTATGAGTATGCCGACCGATGGGCACACTTCACGCTGAGCATGAAGCCGCCCGACACGACGCTCGTCTACACGGTCAGCGACTCGGTGCTGACACTGGTCTATCGGGAGTATAAGCACAAGTTTCTGTGGTGGCGATGGGGAACGAAAGGGTACAAGGTGAAAGTCGTGAACTTCAACCCCCACGCCACCATCAGATACAACCAATACATCAAGGTGGAATGACATGGCACAGGAAACGATCTTCAATGCCTTCGACTATTTTGAAAAGATAGGCAGGCAGAACAGGCTGGCAAAGGAGCAGGGCTTCAAGGTGGGGCGCTGCTCCGGCATCGGCGGTATGCAGGACATGATGGCCGACTTCCGAAAGACAGACAAATATATCCTCGTGGACGATACCACCTCGCAGAACACGTTCTCAAACGGTGTCGGCTACTTCCGTAAGGATGTATATACCATCTTCATCGTCGCTCCCTACCGTATCGACGACATGGCAGAGCGCGAGAAGCAGCTGAACCTCTGCCGAAGCATCTTCCGGCAGATGCACTCACGGCTCATCCACGACCGCGATGAGATGGCCTACGGAGACGCACTGGAATATATGCAGGTGGAGCGTATCTACAGCAATGAGTTCCCGCAATATCTGATGTCTGGTGTTACGGGACTCTACTTCATGGTAGAGAATGAGGAACCAATCGATCTGACCTATGACAGCGGACAATGGACTGAGGGGTAACATCACCGAACAGGACCGGGAGCAGTACGAACAGCGGTGGACCGACTTCATGGTGAAGTTCTGGCAGGAGAAGATGATGAAGTTCTCGCCGCCTGTCTATGATACAGGAGCTCTATACCATTCGCTTGTGGGCGTGCTTCATCCCGGAAGTCCGACCACTATAGAGCACCGCTTCCTGGAGTATGGCATCTATGTGGCCGCCGGAACCGGCAACGGCTACCGTCGTGGCAACAGCGGCAAGGATGACGAGAACGGCTTGCAGTTCCTGCGTGGCAAGAAGTGGAACAAAGGCAAAGGGCACCGCCAGCGGCGCGACTGGTTTGCCAAGAAATACCTCTACAGCATCCACCGCCTGAATGACTTCGAGGCGACTTTCTATGGTCAGGCGTATCAGGGATTGCTGTCAGACGCATTGTCGGCCATGTTCGGTGACAGCTCTGCATTGGCCCGACACAATAATGGTAATAACAAAGCTGCTATGGCGTTGGGTAATCTGTAATTGTTTTCCTGCCAACGTTGGAAATATCACAGAAATTGCCTATCTTTGCAACGAGAAGTTTGGTACTCGTGGACTATGTCCAGAGGTATTTGGATTTAGGGGCGGCACGGCGGCCAATTTTATGCTGCCGCCCCTTTTTCTTTTGCAGCAAAGTGGATTTCATACGATAGATTTTGATTAAACACTGAACAAGACGGCCGGTATCCGCGAGGATGCCGGCCGTTGTCGTTGGAGAAATGTTAAATTTATCGGGTACTATTAAAATAGATAGTATTTTATTTTGTTACTATCCAAAAAAATAGTATCTTTGCAATGTTCAAAAGAAATACAGTAACGATGAAGAAAAAACAGAAATTCAAGATGGAGCTCTCCTTTGAGGAGAAAGAACTGATTGAGTCAATCAGAAACTATTGCAACAGTTACCCTAACGGCTATCCACAATTACTGGAGTATGCGCAAGATCTCTTCGACAGAATTACGGATATGCCAAAAGATGATTAACAAACAACAGCTCTCCTTCCGGGGAGAGCCTTAAAAAGAAATAATTATGGAAGCAGCAGTGAAACAAGCAAACAAGATTACCGACATGAAGGCTCGGATGAGTGACATATACCTCGCCGTTTCATGGAGGGAGATAGCACGTACTTATTTTGACAAGTCTGTGCCATGGTTCCAGCATAAGATGTATGGCATCGACGGCAACGGCGGCAAAGGTGGCTTTACTGAGGATGAAGCCGGCCAATTGAAAGGCGCACTCATGGACCTGAGTAATCGTATCCGCCGTGCCGCTGAAAACATTCCAGCCCCGGCCACTGTATAGCCGTTTTGAACAAAAGCCGCCGCCGGGCTGGCGGCGCAACAATTATTGAATGCTTCATGAAGAAGTAGGCAATTACATGTAAAAGAACTTTTGGAGCCTCCTGCGCGTGATGCGTGGGAGGCTTTTAACTCAAAACAGATTTTTATGCAACTGACAGGAAAGAATGCAGAGTATGCCGATCTCATCCTCTCTAAACTCATGGACAACGGAGGATGGATCAGCAAGGATGAGATACTGGGGATTCTCCATGACACCTATAACTATGGCGCGGAGCCGGAGTTCGTATTGCACGATATCGTGGACAACTGGAAATTCATCATCGTGGACGGTGAGATTCTGCGATTGACGAAAGAGGGTGACAAGGCAGCAAAGAAAGGGGTGGCACAATATTGTAAAGGAAAAGAAAAGAAGGAACTCTTCAAGGATTGGAAAGACTATCTCAGCGTTGGCGAGACGCTGATAAATATCATGGTGGCCTTGGCTTCGTTTTTCTTGGGACGTTGCTCTTCCAACTGGTTTTAGAGGGCGAAGACGACGATCCCGGTAACGACGGCGATGAGTATGGCCACGATGCCGGAGAGGAAGGAAGTCTTGAGCTCAAGTCTTCTGATGCGGTACTGCAGAATGTCTGTTTTTGATCTTTCCATACCGCAAAGATAGTGTTTTCGGACGGCATCCGCAAGAAAAAAGCGGGGAAATGTTAAATCTTTCGTTTAATATGCCAAAAGATGATTAACAAACAACGGCTCTCCTTCCGGGGAGAGCCTTAAAAAGAAATAATTATGGAAGCAGCAGTGAAACAAGCAAACAAGATTACCGACATGAAGGCTCGGATGAGTGACATATACCTCGCCGTTTCATGGAGGGAGATAGCACGTACTTATTTTGACAAGTCGGTGCCATGGTTCCAGCATAAGATGTACGGCATCGACGGCAATGGCGGCAAGGGAGGCTTTACTGAGGATGAAGCCGGCCAATTGAAAGGCGCACTTCTCGACCTCAGTGACCGCATCAGGCGTGCTGCTGAAAGTATTCCAGCCCCGGCCACTGTATAGCCGTTTTGAACAAAAGCCGCCGCCGGGCTGGCGGCGCAACAATTTTAGTGCTTCGATAAGCACGATTTCATAATAAAATGAACTCTTGGAGCCGTCTGCGCGAGATGTGTGGACGGCTTTTTCTGTCATCTGCTTTGTAGTCTCGGAAAGAATGACTACCTTTGCCGTCGTAATAGCAGATAATTTCCTTGTCATTGTAGACTTTGTTTATCATATTTGAAACAAAAAATAAGGTAAAAATGACAGTTAGGTCTTGCACCTTTAAAACAAACATGCTATATTTGTATTATAATAAGAAAACATTTTATGACAGCAATCGTAGCGGTATTAAATAAGCATGCTGCAGCAATAGCCGCAGACAGTGCGGTGACGATGGGCAACACCCACAAAGTGGTGAATAGTGCGAATAAGATCTTCACACTATCGAAATACCACCCCGTGGCTGTTATGACGTATAGTAATGCTGCTTTTATGGGTGTGCCCTGGGACATCATCATTAAAGAATACAGGAAAGAACTTGGAGAAAAGGCGTTTCACTTTCTCAAAGATTACGTTGATGACTTCATACGTTTTCTTCATTCCCGCCATTTCTTTTGCGACGATAAGACCCAGCGCTCGTTTTTGAGATTGCAATTGGACTCGTTTGTAACCATTTGCAGAAATGAGATTTTTCGCGAAAAGGGAATGAAGCCTGAAGAACAAACCTCCGATGTATTGGTTGAGAAACTTAAGATTTGCATGGAAAGCAACAAACAGGCCCTAAAATGTCCAGAATTCGATGGATATGAATATGACGCCTTCAAAAACATTGCGTTCGCAGAAGTTGAGGACTATGCCAAGCTTAAAGAACTGGACATCCAAGAAGTATTATGTGAGTCCTTTTTCTATTATTTGTCTGCAAGGCTGAACAATTCATTAGGTACAGGTTTGGTGTTTGTCGGCTATGGGGAGTCAGAGATATACCCTTCACTGTTTCCTATCAACGTATCGTTAGGTATAGACAACCACTTGCGTTATTTCGTGGATGAAGATAATATTGCCATCATCTCGGAACATGGACCAGATGCGGTAATATGTCCTTTTGCCCAGGTAGATGTGACGCAAACCATCATCCGTGGCATCAACCCTTCTTTTCAAGACATCATTTATAATGTCATAAAGGAATCCATCAAGTCGTTTTCGAATGCCATTACCAGCAAACTTGACGCAGATCCATCGACAGCTACGGTGTCATCAGCCATCAAAGGTCTTGATACAGAATCCGTTATCCGTGATATAACGCTTCAGATCAACAAAGAGATGCGTGATACTTATACAGAACCTTTATTGAATACGGTAGTATCATTGGACAAAGAAGATATGGCAAATATGGCAGAAAGCTTCATTTCCCTTACTTCTCTTGTAAGGAGAATGCAGCCAGGAGAAGAGACCGTTGGTGGCCCTGTGGATGTTGCCGTAATATCGAAAGGCGACGGATTCGTGTGGATCAACAGGAAGCATTATTTCAGACCAGAGCTGAATGCTCCATTTTTCAACAACTATTTTAAGTAAGGAGGTTTTCTATGGCAGACATAATGATAAGCAGTTTAAGTCCTAAATTGCAAATTGAAGGGACTTTATTGACCCCAGAACAAGTCGAGGAAATCTCATCCCGCATTTCAAAAAATGTGTTCGAAAAGATTACAAAGCAATTAGACAAGTCACTTGCTTCTTCTTTAGAAAAGAATAAAAACAAATAGCTTCACCTATGTGCAATAAGCAACTCCTCGATTGGAATTGTGGGGCTGAACTGTTAAATTTTTCCTCTTCCCCTCATTTTCTCCGCCTTTTTCTTTGCCGTTCCGCTTTTTCTCCCTATCTTTGCCAGCGGATATAAGACAGTGGTAGTCCACTCCGGTGAGCAGCGGTTATTGCTCGGACATCAAGGTCGGGCTTTTTTTATGCCCGCAAAAAGCGCGAGTAACTACTCGCAAAAGATATTGGCGGTTGCCATTCCGTAGATTTTGATCAGCCCATCGGGTGAAGTCACTGTCTTATATCCAGCGGAATCGGCAGCCGCTTTTCTATTCTGCCAAAGCAAAGGCCCGGCTATCCGGGAAGGATATAAGACAGTGCATTATGCAGCAAGCAACAATCAACTTCACCGCGCAACAGGTACGGGCGCGTGTGAGCCTTGCAGACAAGGTGAGAGGACTGTACCGCAGTGTCAACCGTTGGCTGGACGCCAGGAGCGCGTTCTACAGCCGTATTGCCGAGTTTGAGGTGACGCGCAGAGTGGCCATCCGCATCGGCGTCGTGTTCCCGCTGACCATGGTCGTGGCGGCAGTGTGCGTGGAGCAGAATCCACTGGTGAGCATCACTGCCATGGGCGTGAGCGGATGGATTGTGTACAGGTTGAACAAAGGCGAGAAAGGAGGAGAAGAATGAACACGAACGAAACCATGCAGCAGCTCATCAATGCCGAGATGAAGAAAGGCACCAGACTTGTTGTTGAGATTGACGACGTCCTCGGCAAGGATCTCGTAAGCATAAACGTAAGCATGAACGGTTCTGCCCCTTCCCTGCTGAAGATGCTGATCTCGGCGATGGCCATCAACAAGAATCTGAAACAGTTCGTCAAGGCCGCTGCCGCAGCTGACGAAGTGCTCAGCGTTGAAGAGATAAAGTTCAATGTCGATAAAGCGAAAGAGGAAGGAGGCGACCATGAGCGACTATAAATATAAGATGATAGCCATTCCCAACAGTTGGCACAACTTCTATGTCAGTGTAAGGCTGTGGTCGGCAAAGGGCAAAGCCATTGACCAGCTCAAGACCGTACTTGCACAGCTCGACGGCTACGTCTATCTGAACAACGACGACCTGCATGATCTCTGCGAGTGGGTGCGCCAGCACGTGGAGGCAGCGCAGGCGGAGAATAGAAGCAAATACGCCATTGCCATGGACCAGAAAGAGCAGGTTTACTTTTATGGCCATCATTGCCCCACCATCAATGTGTTCTCAACGAGACAGAATGGCGACTCGTTTACCGACATAGCCACCATCTACGCTATACCCATCAAGGGTAACCTCTCTATAGGCTACCATGCGGAGAACTGTGCTTCCACGACTTATGCAGAGAAAGGAGGCGAGGCATGACGAACGAAGAAATCAAGCAGGTGCTGCGCACCTTCGTTGAGGAAGACCAACTGGATTACTTCATCAGCAATCTGGACGTGGCCATGGACGTCATCCTCAACGAGAACGAGGTCAGCGAGCCGACAGTCATCAGGCTCTCGGCGGCGCTGAACAGAATGAGAATGGTATTCAAGAACATCAAGACTGAAATCGAAGAAGGAGGAATCGTCAATGAAGGATGAAGATGAAGGAATGAGAATAGAACAAGTCGTCCTCGACGCCTACTTCCAGTGCAGGTCAAACAGACAGGTACTGAACATGGTGCAGGACAACAAGACCACCCAGCAAATCATCGATGAAACCGCTGATACGCTGGAGCTCGACGACAAGACCGTGGTCACTTACATGGTGGAGCACGGCTATCTGCTCACAGAGAACGACGATGGAAGCCCAATCTGGATGATCTACAGAATGAGATAACACCTCGAAGGTACTTGGCCGGGGCCCGTGGAGCAATCCATGGGCCTTTTCTCAAAAAAATTCCATATTTACGTGGAATTTTAGCGGGATTTTCTTGGCATGTATGGAAATATTTCCTATATTTGCAACATCAAAAGAGGCACAACGTAAACTTCATAAACTTCAGCAAAAAAGTGCACACCTGCACGTCCCTGAAGCAGGTTAAGGGGAGCCATAAATTTGGGACTTTAAAGATTCGTGAACGGCCTGATGCTGAAACACGCCTGGGAGTTTTACTTTCAGGCGTTTTTATTACCTGAATTAACTATCTTACAATATGCAAATCATCTACAACACCGACAAAGAACAAAACGTTTGGGTAGAAATGTACCAGGGCGAGCCTTTTTATCGTTATTCCTGCTTCGCTTCCACCCGTCTTGCAGCCCTAAGAAGGGCAAAACAGAGTCTTACAGTGCAGAAAGGCTGCATAAACAAGGCATTAACCTTGCTGCAGGGTGAAATCGACAGGCTGCAGCGCAGCGGCGAGGAATGATGCTGTATTTTCTTGGCCACTCTCATCATAGTATCTTTGCGGTAAAGGAAATCAGAAGATGATCACGATAAACCAAGGGCTGTCAGGCTCCTATTTCTCATCTGTGATACCCGATGTGAGCTATACCATATCGGGCATCAAGTCGGGTGTCTCCATGTCCATCGACGGCTCGGAGATATACAATGAGATCCTCTATCCCGTGAACGGAGTAGTGACACTGGCCGACCTCTCCGGACTGATGACGGCCTACACCCGCAAGAAACTCAAGGCTACACTCAGCATCACCGTCACCGAAATGGCCAGTTCCGACAGCGTGACTGCCACGGAGACCATGACGGCCACCATCATCTATTGCACGGCCGACTTCATCAACGGAGCAGACGATGTGAGCGCAGAAGACTTCGCCAAGACTCACTTCCTCTCCATCCTCATAGGTCGAAAAATTACGTCCATGGGACGGCTGGAGTTCCTCCACTACCTCGGTACCGAGTCGGCCAGCGTGACCGCCACTTACAGCGACGGCACCACCGCCACCTTCACGCCACCGGCCGTGAAGGGCAATGATGTCTATACTACCATCGACGTGTCGCCCGACCGCTTCATCACGGCTGGCAAGACGCTCATCAGCTTTGCCGTCTATGCCGGCAACCGCACGCAGGCCTTCGACATCGACCTCGACCAGCCCGACTGCGCGCCGGTGCTGCTCTTCGTCAATTCATTCGGCGTAGAGGAGTTACTCTACTGCACTGGTGTCCACAAGGTGGCTCCAAGCTACAGCCGTAGCTCTGCCTATATCGAACGCTACAAGCGCAACTATAAGATTGAGGAGACCCGCAAGTTCTCGGCCGACACCGGCTACCTGACCGTGGCGGAACAGAACTGGGCCGATGATCTGTTCCGTTCGGACTATGTGAGGGTCGTCAACTTCAAGGACGGCCAGCCGGTCATCGGGAAGGAGATAACAATCACCGACTCTAAAAGCGAGGTTGACAACTCGCCCGAACAGTTGGCACGCTTCACTTTCGACTACATGTACGCCCAGACCAACCACAACGTGGTGGACCTGAGCAGGGCCGGCAGAATCTTCGACAACACGTTTGACTATACATTCAACTGACATGAAAAAGATATTCAAGAAATTCGCCACATGGATGTGTGGCATACCATCTGACAAGTATGCACACGTCATCTGCTGCCTCCTGATTGCCTTCGTGGCAGGAGCGGCATCGTTCTATTTCTTCAATCTCATCCACTGCGGCATCAGCAAGGCCGGTGCCGCGGTGATGGGATTCGGCTTCGCCTACATCGCGGGCGTCGTAAAGGAGAAATTGGATGAGAGAAGGGACGGAAAGTTTGACTTCAACGACCTCTTTGCCGACACCGTCGGCGGATTGATCGGAGGATTGCTTTTCCTACTATGACGAAAGACTACAAGAAGCCCATCCACCTGACGGAGATGAAGAAGCAGCTCGACATCGCCAAGATCCGGGCGCAGCTGGTCAACCTGCGCTGCTGGGAGCTGAAATCGGGCGACATCATCGACTATCGTGGATGGCTCGTCATCGGCAGCCACTGGCGGGGTGGCACGCACAGGCTGAAGAACCCCGTCAACGGACAGATAAGGATGGTGAGGGACATCACCATCTTTGAATTCATGGGACACGAAATATACTTGTGATATGGCAAAGAGACAGAGACCCATAATGAAGAAGGTGGGAATGAGGGGCGACACGGAGATATACTCCGTGAGCGGCTTCGGCGGCACGGACAAGGCCGGCTCGGCCAACTCCGAATACCCTGACAACTCCTGCACCATCTTCGACGACTCGGGGAGCAACATCACCTACAAGCCCATCACCATCAAGGGCAAAAGTTACCTCTACGTACCCTTCGGCGACGACGACCAGTTGCCCTACGAGATCATCCAGAAGGTGGCCGACAACATGGTGATGAGCCAGAACAAGTTCTACAACGTGCTGACCTGCTACGGCCAGGGCGTGAGGTTCTTTGACAAGAAGACGAAGCAGGAGACAGAGAACGAGGACGTTCAGCAGTTCGAGTTCCGCAACCAGTTGAACCGTTTCTTCATCGAGCAGTGTACGGACATGAAGTATTTCTTCTTCACCGTGACGGCCATCATCCTCAGCGGCGACGGCACGCAGATCGTGCAGATGCGCCATAAGGAGAGCTGCTACTGCCGTTTCGAGAAAGCCGATGAGATGGGACGCATCCAGCACGTCTTCTACGGCAACTTCAAGGACTCTGCCATGAAGCCCGACGAGGTGGAGGTGCTGGAGATGCTCGACGATACCGACCCATGGGGCGACCTCAGGGTGCGGCTGGGCTTCGACCCAGACCCGAAAACAGGACAGCCCCGCAAGGCGCTGGCCTCAGACCCATTCGGACGCGCCACGAGAACGAGGAAGTTCGCCATCGTGACCCGCTTCCCCACTCCGGGCTACCAGTACTACCCCGTCCCATACTATACGGCCATCCTGCGCGACTCGTGGTATGACATCTACATGCTCATCGGACGCGGCAAGCGGGCCAAGATCCGCAATTCTGCGCCACCCCGCTTTCAGGTGGAGGTGCACAAGGACTACTGGGACAACCTCTGCGACAACGAGGGCATCACGGATCCGCAGAAGCGCCGGGCGAGGGTGAAGCAGGAGAAGCAGAACATCGAGAACTTCATCAGCGGCAATGAGAACATCGGCAAGACGTGGATAACTGGCTATTACATCGAGCCGGCATCAGGCAAGGAGGTACGCATGGTGCGCATCAACGACATCACGGCCGGCA